AAACCAGCTTCTTGTATGCGCCTCTTCTCAATAGACTCCGTTGTTAGATCGGACTCTGCCCTAAGTTTTGCGATCTTCTGCGCAACGGATTCTTCAGCGGCAGCAGAGCGTTTCGATGCAGCCTCACCATCTCTTGTTGCCTTAATACTTTCTTTACGAGCCTCAGTAATCCGGTAGGTTTCAGCGTATTCATCCTGAAGAGCTTTGATTTTACTTTGATCCGTTACGCCAGCGTCTGCTGCATCATATTGAGCCTGCAACCTAACCCTGGCTTCTCCCTCAAGTTTCGCTAGAGCCAGGCGGCGCTCAGATATTTGGATTAGATTATCTTGCTTCGGATTGGCAGTAATTCCGTTACCAAATCCACCCTTGCTGTTATTGACGTTCTGAGATGCCTTTCCAACAGCGTCAAGATCGCCGACAAGCGTAGCCGCTCGGTCACTTAATACGGAAAGAGCCGTATTCTGTTTGGCCCACCCGTCTAGCCCTAGAAATGCCCACGTCCTTGCGCGTCGACTATACATTTCACCAGTTGATGTAAGATCTGCAATCTTTTGCGAGGCCGTCTCGACCCTCCCGCTCATTCTGTCTATCGCCGCGCTTATCGAGTCGATGATGGCTACCATCGTCTGACTTGCGCCAGTTGCCTCGTTCATTTTTCCTACGAGAAGAGAAAGAGATACCGTAAGACTATTGTTGGCCTGCTCCATCGTTCGGGGGAGTTTGTTGAACTCTTGGTTGACGATATCTGATTGCTTTGCAATAGCGTTAAGTGCAGCCTGCGATGATATCTTACCGTCTAACATCGCCTGCCGAAGTTGACCCATTGAGAGTCCCATTCCTGCGGCAATCTGCCGGGCCAATTCTGGTATACTCTCGACGATGCTATTAAACTCTTCAGCCTGAATACTCCCTCTATCCAATGATTGGCCGAACTGCCTCAGACCATTAGCCATTTCTTCAGCTGAACTTCCTCCAACGCGTCCAATTTTCTGTAACGTATCGGTAAGGAATAAAATTTGCTGATTGGTTGCGCCAGTGCTTTTTAGGGAGGATGTTAACTTCTCCCATAACCCCTGTGTTTCTTGTAAGCTGGCGCCGGTATTAGATGCGATTTGTGAAAGGGCTGAAAAAGTTTCTCTCGCCTCCGATGCTCCTGAGGTAAGCCTTGCTATCCTAGCTTGGAGTTGCGTTACGTTGTCTGCAACCTCTAGAAAGGCTTTCCCGTAGTCAATGATGAGGGCAACTGAAATAGCGCTAGCCACACCTGAAAGAACTGATTTAAGCGTGCCCATGGATGATGATGCGCGCCTTCCTGACACATCAAGTTTATCAATGCCGTCACTGGCATTACGAGCCCCTTTGCCCATGACATTCAGCACATCAGCCGCTTTACGGCTTGCGGCTATCATCTTCGCCGTTTCGATGTCTACTTCGTAATAAAGCTCGCCTACTTTTTCGGACATTCTTCTGTCTCCGGGCATAATAAACCCGCCGAAGCGGGTTTATTATTGATTTGTTACCTTGCTACTTATTGCAAAATTTGTAGCCGTGACCACACAACTCTACCGAGCCCTTCCCATCATCAGACCACAAAGATATTTGTTTGATATAAGTATCGCCGGTTTTGGAATCAAATTCATAAGAAACGATACCTGCATCCACCGCAGCGATCTTGCCATCAACTTTGGACTGATCATTTAGTTTTATGCTTTTAAAGGTGACGGTAATTTTGTTTGTATGGTCCTTGAGTCTTGGACCTATATTGGCTTTCCCTGCATCGGTTGTAATGCAATTAATTTCCTTCTTGCCACACAAGGCCATCGCTACCTCTTTCTTTGCGATATCAATAGCCTCTGTGTCGGTTGGCGTGTTTTTATAGCATCCCGCCAAACCAAGGATGATAAATAAAAAAATAGCGTATCGGATCACATCAATGTCCCTCTTTCACGATGTATCGATATGGAGTTTAAGTGCTCTATTACTCTTAACCCGAACTCGGTTAGTGTGTACGGCTTCGAGTAAAGATTAATCATCTCGGTGAGGCTTTTATACGGATCTTTTAGGGTGTCATTATCAGGACTCTTTCTCGCGTTGTAATGCGCGACGCCTACCAGACCAAACACCAACTCGTTGAAATCTACGTTCTTAGTGACACCATCATAGGTTACAGTCGTGCCGCCAGTAGTGATCTTTAAGTGCCTTAAATAAGCCCAGGCAATTTCTTCGCTGATTCTCTGTAATTGCTCTTGTTCGCTCATAATGATTCCCTTCACTTGTACGAGGACTGAGTGACGACCTTCTTTCCATCCGGCTCTGAGCATGAGACCATGATCGCGCCGTCATTAGTCCAAAGTTTAACAATATAAAG